GTATTAAATGGTTTAGTTAGACGCAGAGAAGCAGAAGCTATTATGTTTCAAGGTGGAGAGTGGTACGCTGTCTGATGGCACTTTCAAAAAAACAAAACAAGAGACTTGGGGCAATACTATCAGTAATGTTTCAAGAAGATACACCAAAAGAACATTTAGAAGATGTAGTGAAAGATGGCTTCGTAGCCAAAGAAGGAAACGACTTTGCTATTACTCCGAAGGGTCTTGATGAAAAAAATCGGCTTTGTACCCTAGCAGGGTTGAACATCAAGTATCAAAGTGAGAAAAACGAAGAAAAAACTGGGTAGGACATTCGTTCTGCCCTTCTCTACATCCAAGCATTTCCTTCATACCAACCGACCAAAGAGTATCTAGTTCCTTTGGTAACTGGCAAAATTTGATGATAAATAAAAGAAGGAAAAACTAATATAGTTCCTTTTTGTTTAATAATTTTTTGTTCAGGTGTAGGTATGTCTTTACTGAACATAAAATCTCCACCTGAGTAATCTGATATGTCGCTTAATTGTACTGTTATGCTGAGTTTTCTCTGAGAAGGTCTTATATCTGATAACCTAGTGTCCATGTGTTCCTTATAGAATCCACCTTCTTTGTATTCTGCAATTTGAAATTCTTGTAGACCATTGAGACTGTAACCAAATGCTTCTCTATTAGCTAGAACGATATACTTTTCTAGTATATTATTTATTTCCTGATTAGATTTAGTTCCATAAGGAAAACCTACCACAGTAGAAGTTCTTATTTGTGTATTCGCACTATTGTCGCCTACTTTTCCTACTTGTTTATTTTCTGTATCAAAAAAGGATTTTATAGAATCACACTCATTAGAATCTATTTCAGAATCCCATACATACCACCAAGAGTTCATAATTATTTATTATGATGACCATAATATTGGTTAAATTTATCTATAGCTTCATCGTCTGTGTAAGGTTTTTGACCATATCCTCTTTTTTCCTCAGTGTCTAATGACCACCAGTTATAGAAGTTATTGAAATAACTATTCTTAACATCATACTTAAATACTTCGTACATTTTTTCTCCCATTGTTTTCAATTTCTGTTCATTTGCCAATCTTCTACTTTATGCCATAGTTCCCTACCCAAATAGTAGGGCATGCATATTAGAATAATTGATATAACAAACCCCCCAAAAAGCAATCCTATTACTGTAAAAAACAAAATATCTCTAAACTTTTTCATGTTACTTCGCCAAATACCTTTTTTTCATGTTTTAACTGTTGATAGTTCTTTTCCTTCCTGTCATGTACCAAGATTAAACTGAGTGCAGATTCTTGATGATTACAAATAAAACTTACACATTCTTTCGTAGTACCTTCAAAGACAACATCTCTATTTTTCATTACTTTAGTCATTAGCTTTTCTCCCTTCTTTTTTCTTTGATGGGTCTACCCCATTCATCATGTGGTTCAGTTGGTGCTTGTCCATATTCTTCTTCTTTAGAATAATCGCCATAAGTATTATCTTTCATTTGTTTTCTCCTTATCTGTAAATTCTAGGTAATCTTTATCAATAACCATTGATTCCTTCGGCAACTTTACTTCATCACAAATTGAAGTTTTAATTGCAGTCGTAGGTCTTACTGCCATTTGATATAAAGCCTGTGCTTTGGCTTCCTCTAAAGACTTAGCCTTAATTGTGTAATAGCCTGTGGTTTTTTTCTCTGCTCTAATAATATAAGTTTCCATTTCAGAGTCAGCTTCGTTTCTCCATTCGTCTTTAAAATCTTCAATGTCTTTCATTTTCCCTGCCCCCTATATTTAGATTTACGCATACGCTTTTTGTGTTTGTTCATGGTGGATGTTCCAACATTTCCTCTGCCTATACTTGTTTTCTTTCCCCTAGAACCACATTTAGGTTCGTGACGTAATAAATGGTTTTGTGTTGCTTTTCTCATATCAGAATCCTATTTTTACATAGCCATTGGCTTTTACTTTAGCAAGTCTAGCATTTCGCCAACCCACTAAGTACCAATTACCTTTTTCATCTTTATGACTGAGTTCCTTATCAGGGTACTCTGCTCCACCTATTCCTTGTCCGTAGAAGTCTTGTAAGAAACAAGCGTATTTATAAACTGCCATATCAAAAGTCATTCGCATTCTCCTTCTAATTCAAATTCTAGGGAAAAGGTACCGAATTCTATCAATTCTTCCAGTTCAGCTATTTCCTTTTCTAATCTCCAAACATCTGAGGAATAACCACTTATAAAAGATTTCCATTCTCTGATTTCCTTTCTTTTTTCTTTTATTGATTTTTTTATCTCAATAACCTTATTTTCTAAATTACTCATTGTTTATCCCCCTAATTGATATATGAATAAGAACAAAAATCCTCCCATCAGGAAGCAATAAGCCAACTGATATAGGAAGTTATTTAATTGTGGAAATCTTGGTTTGGTTCTAGTTGCCATTCC